TGCGTAGAAGTTCCTTTAGCATAAGCATTTAACATTACTGGAGAAGCATTGTCTGTCATTACATATGTTACAATTTTATAAGCATTCCCGCCACCACCAGTTGTAACATTATATGCTACATCTCCTTTACCACCTGACATGACAAAGCTTTTAGTAGTAAAATTATATTTAGCATTAGTGCCAGTAACTGATGCAACTGTATATCCAGAAGCAATAGCAATTGTTTCTTTTATTCCTGTACCTGCTATTGTAGTGTATGGTTTATTAAAAAGATTTTGATTCCATTCAGCTGAAACTACTGGAGTTAGTTCAATAGAGCTGGAGTTCAAGAATATATTCTTGTCTACGTTAGTTAACATTTAAATCTCCGTAAATTCTATTTTAAGATCTACGTAATCAAAACCTTGTCTTCTTTTTGTAACGTTATATGTAAATGTAGTCATGTAAGCATTATATATTTGGCCTGTTGTAGATTTAGAATCTAGGTAGGTACTTGATAAAGGTATGCCATTTTGGACTGGTGTCTCTAGAGCAAACATTAATTTTACATAAATTGGGTTAAATGAATTTCCTTCATAGAATGCTTTAATCCAAGAAGCTCCATGTGCGTCTGATGAATAATCTACAACGTTTGAATCTATAGTTGGTAAATCTTTCCAGTCGGCAGAAATAATAAATTTCTTTGCAACAATATATTTACGAAGTGTTCCATTAGCCATTCTATCTGTTGATTCAATAAGACTATATGTTATATTAAGAGGTTGACGATTATGATCAGAAAGTTTATACCAAGTACCTGTCCCAGTTGATGGGTTATAATCAAGTGATACTTGTACACCTTGTGCTATTTGATATGTCATTTTATTTGCCTCCTACTTTAACTAAATTAGTTTTATTATTTTTTTGATCAAGTATAGCTTTTGTAGTTCCTTGATGTGCTCCCGCAGCAGCTGCAGATGCAGTTGCTTGTGTGCTTCCTGCAGGCAAAGTAATATTGTTTACAACACTTATAGTTGTTGGACCTGCGGTATTTTTAGTAGTAAGAGTTTCAAGACCCTTGGCACTAATCACGCTTTTATTTAAAGTTTTAACACCATTTGCAATTGCATCATTTAAATCTGCAAGAGCGTTAGAAAAAATATCTGTTCTTGCTTGTATCTTATCAATTTGATCTTGAGCTTTTTGCTCTTTTGTTCCTTGATTAAAATCAATAGTTAATGCAGATGAAGCTTGCTTTAGTTGTGCTGCACCTAAATAATCTCCTGAAATTAAAGATGTTTTCATTTGATTACTTAAATCTTGTCTTTGCATATCATAGTCTAACTGACGTTTTGCTTCAGCTGATTGTTTTTGTTGTACTGAAAGTTGATCTTTTAATGTTTTTAATATTGAATTTTCTGAATGTACTTTTGCTTCAATAATTTTCTTTGCAGCTTTTTGTTCTGCTGTTCCTGTAAATGTTTTATAAGTAGTAGACGCTGGATCTGGAACAAGTGGATTTCCCATTGCATCAAGTCCTAGCTTTTTATTTGCTGCTGCTAAATCTGCATTTCTTTTAGCAAGATCTTTCTTTAATTTTTCAAGTGCTACTGGATCATTGGCTAAGGCTGAAAGTGCTGCTTTATCAAGATTTTGAGCAAGTCCTGCTGCTTGAGCAGAAGCAATAAGCATTGCTGTTCCTGTATTTTTAACTACGGCTTGGATTTCTCCAAGTCTTTTTGCAAGATCTACTTGACCAACATTTCTTAATTCCATCTGCAATAACCTTGTAGATGTGTAAGAATCCATGCCACTCTTTTCAAAAGCATCCATGGCTGATGTTAATGAGGATACCGTGGCAATCCCACTAGTCATACTTAATGCAACCGTTCCAAGTCCGTCAGCAAGATTTTTTTGTGCGGAATTTAAATCTTTGTAATTTTTAATACTTTTTTGATTTATATAATATTCGGTAAGCATTCCCTTTGTTGCGCTATTTAGTTTTTGCAACAATGTTTCTTGTGCTTTACCAACGCTAATTGTTGCTGGTACAATTTCTTTTAAAGCAGTTTTAAGATATTGTGTTTTACCTGCATATTGTAATGTTGCAGCTACTAGCTTTTGAACACCTTTTGGATCCATACCCGCTGCAACTTGTGCTGCTGCAAATTGTTTTAAAGTTCCAACAATTGGACCAACGCCATCCATCTTTTTAATTGAATCTGCCGTCATCTTCATTGGATCGTCTTTACCTAGCTTTGCAATTGCATTTGCTAAATTATCAATTTCTGTTAAAGTTTTTTGAGATGTAATACCAGCTTCTTTAATTTTATCGCTAAAGTGTATTATTCTTGTTGTTGATTCTAGGGTGCTACCACCAAATAATTTAATAGATTCAGCACTTGCAGTAAATGATGCTTTAGCAACTGCTTGATGTTCTTTTTCTGCCCGCATTAATGCACCAATGCCACTGGTTACTAATCCTATTGCTGCACCTGCTGCTGCACCCCACGGTCCAAACATCATACCCATGCCAGCCATTGAGGTTACACTATTTGTCATTTTAGAAGCATTGCTTCCTTGTGGGAGCATTCCTGCTAACATTGGACCAGCCATCATAAGAGCAGAAGCTCCGCCCATCTTTGTTTGCAAATTCATTTTTCCTTCTGAATTAATAAACTTGCCCTTTAATCTGCTTCTAAATCCTCCACTTGCACCACCTGCAGCCATCTCTTCACCAGCAATTGTTGGTGCAACAACGCCTTGTTCAACTGCTGCTGCTACTGCTGGCTTTGCAGCCTTAATAGTTTCTGTAACTCCGTCAACAATATTTTTTGTTGCTTTCTTTGTTTCTCTTGATGCTGAGTGTGAATCTGAAGCTTGATTTAAAGCGGTTGCAATATTTTTTTGTTCTTGCGCAGCAAATTCTTTATAAGCAGCATTACTTGAACCTGCTCTAGCTTTGTAACCGCCTGGAACGCTTAATTGTCTATCTCTAAAAGTTCCATCGTTTCTAGCATTGCCAACGCCCATGCCATTGTACTTTACAATTGTTTTATCTTTTGTAAATTCTCCTGATGCAATACCTGCAACCATTGCAGACTTTCCAACATTTACTCTTGCTTCTCCAATAGATTTTGATGCTTTGTCTAAGGCAGTTGCAAGTTTTGCTGATTTGCCACCCATTTTTTGAAAATCATCAATTGTATCTCTTGTTGCTTTTTCAAAATCTGCATCAGTTATAAGAGTTTTTTTTGTATCAACAATTCTTTGTTTTACTGCTGCAGAAAAATCTTTAAGTGTTTTTCTAACTTCTTCGTCGGCAAGGTCAGATTTTGAAATTCCATGTCTTGAAGCTGCTTTTACAAAATGACCACCGCCAGGAACTGCATCGTAACCTTGTGCAAACTCCTCTTGAGTTGCACCTTTATTACCTTTACGCATTTTAACATTTAAAGAGCCACCTAAATCTGCAGTTAAATCTGATTCAACTTTTACTGAACCTGGATATTTTTTTTCAATATCATGTATTTGTGGGTACTTTGCTGCAAGTTCATTATATTGATCAGATCCTGGAGCAAATTCTCCAGCAGCGTGTGCTCTATGTATTTCTGATTTAAGAACAGCTCGTGCTTCTGCTAATTGTTTATTTTGTGCAATAACCATTTGATTAATAGATCTACTACCACCAGATGAGCGGTACTGAGGAGTTCCACCTGGGGAATAACCTTCAACCCCACCAGCAAAACCTGGCAAAGTTCCGTTAATCATTGCACTAATAAATGGTGCATACCTCTTTGCTTTATCCGCTGGAATAATAGATTCTCCTGGTGTGAGCATTGCGGGATATGTATCTTCCGAACCAGATCCTGGAACTTTTTCTATACCCTGTGCAAACTTTCCAGGTGCTCGGAATGGTATTCTTCCACCAGCAAGACCTGCTTCTACACCCATAACTGAACTTGCAAAAGAAGTTGTTGATGAAGCATTCATTGCTGCAGCCATACCCTCAAGACTAATTGTTAATTCTTTAACAGCTTTGTCAAGTAGCATTACTGCTGATTCATCTTGTAAAATTTTATCGCTAAAAAGAGCTGCTGCGTTTTGTGAAGCAATGATTTCTGGCGTAAATAACTCACCAAATGTTTTTGTTCCATCTCTTAAAGACTTAATTGCAAACAAGCCTTTCATTAAATAGCCAACAAAGTTTGCAACAACACCCGTAAGCATAATAATAGGTCCTGATAAAGCTACGCCCAATGCCAGAATACCCATTACAGTTTTAACTGGTCCTGGCAACCCTGCAAATACCTTAGAAACTTTATCTCCAAAATCAAGAAGTTTAGTTGCAATTTGCATAATTTTTTCGCCAACTGGAATTAGATCAACTTTTAATGTTTGTACAGCTCTTTGATATTTACCAGTAACTGATTCTGTGGCAGTTTTTAATTCGTTTTGTGCAATACCGCTTAATGCTGCATCTCCTGCCTTTGCAAGATCAAACGCTGCTTTAGTTTGACTATTTACTGCACCTAAATTTGTTATCAAAGCTTGAATTCTAGCTTCTTGAAATTTTCCAAAAAGCTTTTCTATTAGTTGTGCTTGTGCAAGTTTATCTAATCCCTTTAAAGAATTTTGTAACATCATAATCATTTCAATAGGATTACCGCCAGTTTTTTTAGCAATTGAGCCTACATCAATATTATATTTTGCAAATGCTTCTGAAGCATTTTTTGTTGGATTTATTAAAGATGCAAGAGCTGATTTAATTGCGTTAGCAGACTGTGCTGCTGGCACACCAGCTTCTTTCATTGCTACCATCATGACTGCGGTATCTTTAAATGATCCGCCAAGTTGTTGAACAATTGGACCAACTTTTGGAATACCCGCTGCTAAATCTTGAAGACTTGTTGAAGTTTGGTTTTCAACTGCGTTAAGAAAGTTAATTGCTCCTGATAGCTGATCTGTACTTAATTTGTAAACATTTCTTAAAGAAATTGTTGTCTGCATTGCAGACTGTTGATCCATTTCGCCAAGTTTTTGTAACCTTAAAGCTTCTCTTGTTGAATTAATAAGGTCTGCGCCTTGCACACCAGTTGCTGCAATATCTGCTGCCATTGCAGCTGTATCTTTTGCTGCAATACCTAGGGTTGAAGCAAGCTCTTTTGAAAGATCTAAAACTTGTGTTTTAATTGCTGCAAGTGCTTCTTGTGTTGGTTGAATTAGCCCTGTTCCATAAACTTTTTGTAGTCTTACAAGCTCATCATTAACTTGTTGAAAAGTTTTCATTGCTGTAGCGCCAAATATTGTTAAAGGAACTGTCATTCCTACGGTAAGTTGACGACCAGCCCATTGAGTATTTTTACCCCAATTGATTAAAGATTGTGTTCCTTTATTTACTGCAATATTATACAAGTTCTGCATGTTTGTAGCAATTTTTGTTGCATTTGCTACTTCATTAATTTTAGTTGGTGTATATACTGATAACATACCCTGCTTTGTTGGATCTGACATTACAATAGAGTTTTGTAATTTTGTTTGTTCAATTGCTAATGCTTTCATTTGACCAGTAGCATTTGCAGAGCCAGTTTTAATTATATTAAAGTATTCTGAAAGTTTTAATTTTCCAGTTACTAGAGACTGACCAAATTTTTCTGTTTCTGATTGAAGTTTAACCGTGGCTGCAGAAAATTGACCACTTGAAAGCATGGTTGATTTAAATGCATTATTGGCTTCTTGAAGTTGTTTTGTAAGATTTGAGTTTAAGCCAACACCAACTAGACTTTTATTTAAAAGATCAACTTGAGCCCTAAGTCTATTTATCTCGGTATTGATAGAAGTAAAGTCACCGATGGCGACAATATTTAATTCTACTTTAGCCATTAACTCTCCCCCATTTCAATAACACCGATTCCTGCACCTACTCCAAACCCTTCATTGTTAGCTTGGAAACCTTGTAGCTTTGTGATATCTTGTATTACCTTTTCCTCTTCACCCGCTTCGTCTAGGTCTATACCATTGACAGCAGCAATGAATTTTTTATCACGGCTTTCTCTTTCTCTTAATGCTTCTACTATTAGTATTAGCTCATCAAGACAAAGTTCTGATTCTAACTCGTCAAAGTTTTTCCATTGACCAATTAAAAAAGCTTCGGACTCTAGGGAGCGGAGATCTAGTTCGTCCCAACTAGAGCTGCTCCCAGAAGGTTTGGGTCTGTTAGTTTTAGCCCGCCTACAATTTCAAGAATTTTCATCATTGTGGGGATTTCGATGACCTCTTCAAATTTATCTTTATCTTGTGATAATTCTGGCTTAATGTTTTTTAGGCAAAGCATTGCTGCCTTAACGAAGATATCCATTGCTGCATCTTCGGATTCATTTTCAGGCAAATCCATTTCGCGGATTACATCCATAAATTGCTTTAGCTGCTTAATTGGCAGTGGCTTAAGTGTGATGGAACTTCCATCACTTAGTTCTATTTCTACTACATCATATACTGTTGTTGGCAAGATAAGACTCCTTTGTGTCTACTAAATTATACCAATAAATCGCGCTTATACATAAAATGTTAAGACCCCTCAATTTCTTGAGGGGCTTAACAATATTAAGTTGTCTATATTAAGTTGTATACTAATCGTTAGATTAGATTGTTCCCCAAACACGGTCAATTACGACTCCGTATTCAGTTCCAGCATACTCAGTTTGTGAGTCATCTGGTAAGCAACGGAAATTCACTGGGAATACTGTTGCTGCATCACGCTTTAGACCGTGCATTGTTGTATCAATTGAAACAACACGACGTGCAACATATACACGCTCTTTTTGCTTAAGATCTGAATTGTGAACAGGATTTACTGCTGCGCCAGCTCCAGATGAAGCTGAAGGATCGTAAGACGATCCAATTTGACGTGTAGCTGATCCAACTGCAAGAAGTGTGCGCTCAACTGGTGTATCACCAACAGCACCTGCTGCTAAGTTGAGTGTAGACTTGTATGTTGAAGTTGTTCCTGTATTTGTTAATGTATAAACAGGAGATCCGTTTGCATCTATGTAAAAATCTGATTGACCCATTGAAAGGGTAAGATTTTCTAATGTCGCTTCTACAAGCTCTGTCTTAAGAATAACCTTAAGTGTTTGCTTGAATAGACGAGCAGCATCAAGAAGCTGATCCACCATAACTTCACCATAATTTGGTTCGTATGAGATCTCAATACCTGTTGTTGTAAATCCTACTTCACGGTAGTCAGTTCCAGCATTAATTGCTGTTCTTGCAGAAGCTCCTGCAGAGAAAAGACCTGTGATATCTGTTGCTTTTGTTGTAGGGCGGTTTGCACCATTCTTATTCGAAATGAATAGGTTTGCTGCACCGACGATTACGTTTCTAGTACTTGTAGCCATTTTTTTTGTTTCACCACCTTATTTAATTTAAATTAAAAAAGATGACAATTTTACTTCCTCATAGATATAATAGCACTGATCTAGAATAAAACAAATTTACAGGTATCTGCCTGTGGTTGAATTTACTTCACGGGTATATGCATAATGAATAGTAATTATGGCGCTCATAAATCCGCCTTCATTTTGAAATGATTGAATTGTATCTGCTGATTCTAACCTGAAGTAATGGTAGGTATAAGGGCTGCCAGATGCTAGGCTGATATTTACGTCTTTTGCAGCTAAATCATATCTTCTAAATAGGTCTGTAATAAAATTCATTAATGTTTGAATTTCTGTTTGATCTCTTGAAACTATGTCAAAAGTAATAGCCTCTTCAGACATCCACCATTGAACGCCTGTATGTTTTTGCATGATGTCATAGATTATGTATGTTTTTCCTGGAAGAAGGTTGTTAAATTCTGGCACCTGTTGAGCAGGTATAATCGGCTCTAGGGACTCGTAGAATCCATCGGCGCGGTAGTTATTAGGGTCATATAGGTTATTATCCTGTAACTCTTTTAAAAGCACCTTACGTACATCATAAGAGGCAACGTGTGCATAGTCTGTCATTGAATTTCTACCTTCCCGCCTGATATCGTATTTACAATATCTTGTACAACTTTTTGTACATCTTTAGCGTTTGTGTTATTTTTACTTAATACTACAGATGTATCATTAACTATTTTTTCATATAATCCTGATGAATCCATAATAGATTGTGCATTACTATTATACCAATCTAACATAAAACTGCTGAATGCATTTTTTGTTGAAACCCCGCCAGGATTTTGAATATGAACAACTGTTCCAGGCCTAACAAAAGTTAATCCATTTCTTCCCATAAAAGCAAGCATTCTTTGAGCCTCGTATGTTATTGGTTGTCCATTTTCCATAACCTGAGCTTTATTTCTAAATATATTTCTTTTGTTAACAAACTTGCCACTATTTCCTGGCATCAATAATTCTGGATCTATTGGAACTGGCACTTTAGATGTTAAAAACTTAGAACTTACAGCAATACTGCCATTCATCATTTCGGTTTTATTTAAAACAAAAAGCCTAGCTCTTGGATTTCCTAAATTTTTCCATTCATATACGTGATGAAAAGATTTAGGATTTCTTACTGCTTGACGATCTGTTGCAAGCATAAATTTTTCACCAACAATAACAAATGCAGCTTTAGCAACTTCTTCTAAAAAGATGGGCTTTTTCATTTGCCCAATTGCTTCAACCTTCATTAATAGTTGTTTATTTAAATTTTGTATGTCATTGCTTTGGATTGATAGTTTTATCATTGTCTTGTACTGGCACCCTTTGCAATGTGGCCTCATAGTAAGAAACTCTACCAAATGGATCTAGCACAGCATGCGATGAAAATACTTCAAATATAGAGTCTGGTTGACTATATCTATCAACCTCAACAAAAATTTGATGACCATCACTTGATCTAATTTGGCTTAATCTTGAACGCTTACTTAAAAGTTCTAAGGTTTTTATTTTTAGTTGTAATTTTTCTGCATACCCGCCTGCTTGCGTTCTATCAAAAGCTTTACTATCTCCTCTTGTAGAGGCTCCGCCTGATTTAATAGGTTCGGCTTTGCACTGAATTGTTTTTGAATAAACCCATTCTCTGCTGATTGCGCCAGTATCTTTATCTTGAAAGTTTTGCTGAACATAAATTTCAGCAGACATGTTCATAATTGAACCTACAAATGAATTAAACATTAGATTATCACAATGTTGGTATTGCGGTATTGATCCAAGATATTATCTACGGTAACATTACCTGTACCATTAAATGCTCCTTTTGCCATTTCAAATGAAACTTCACTTAAGTTTACTTTGGCAAGATATTTATTTCTCCAATTATAATCGTTAGAAAGAATATCTCCAACAAGTAACATTGCTGCAATTTTTATATCTTCTGGAACATATTTATATCCAATTTGTCCTTGAAACTTATATCTTGCATTGTCTCTAAAACGACCAAAACGAGTAGATGTTGGATCCATTTGATTATCATATCTTACATTTGAATTTTGATTTATAATTCTAATTGAAAACCCTGTTGGGCTTGGCTCTAAAGCAAACCCAAACGTATTAAAAATTGGTGTTATTGTATTGTCAATAACAAGAGAATCATTTTCCCAAACTTTTTCAATTGCAAGCATTTTTTCAGTTACATGTACAGCATCAGCGCCTTTGCCAAATACTTCTTGTGAGCCCGAGTACTTTGTAAATGATTGTCCTGTATAGCCATCAATAATCGTTCTTGCTATTTTTTCAGCACTTGTTATTTTTTCTGGAGATTGATAATTTAGTTGAGATCCATCATTTCCTAAATTTAAAAAATCTTGTATATCGCTAACTGAAGCGTATACAGAGCTGATTCTGTAAAAATCTTCTTGATTAAAAACTACTCCATTAATTAAATATGTCCAGATTACTTTTAGTACTTTTTCCGTACCTGTAAGCAAGGGTGTTAAAAGATATGAATAAACCCCCGTTGGGTCTTCATCAACAACTTGATTGTTAAATCCCGTTAATGGGGTTGTATCATTATCTGCATCATAAAAAGATATTCTTGGCAAGTTATCTGCTTGAGTTAGTACTTCATCGTTATAGATGTTGATATGAATTCTTTCTTCAGTACCCTTGACGATATCTTGCATGTTAATCTCCTTTTAAGCGTAAAAGTCTTGAACTTCCCTTGGAGTAGCTAGTCTAAATCCCTCTTCTACATCAAAGATATTTTGTGCTTCCGACTGAGACATTGCCACATATGGATGCTCTGTAGTAAACGTGTAGTTCATTGTATTATAGGAATGATTTGATCTTTCCATCTTAACCAATACTGCATCTGTTGTCTTCATAATCTTCTTCTCTCTGTTCTTCTTTTCAAACTCTGGGATCTCAATTTCTTCTTTTTCTGATGTATTAAACTTATCATACATCTGGAAGGTAATTCCCTCTTCTTCAAGAAGCGCAATTACTTCTTGCTTGCTTTTAGCAGAACTGGCTTCTACGCCAAATGAATCTGCTACTTTTCTTAACTCTGTGATTTTTAAGTCTGTAAATGACATTTTGATACCTTTCGTCATTGTTAATTATATCAGATAATGACTAAGGGAGATAGTATCTCTACTATCCCCCTCAATCTTGCAACTAATAAATATTAGTATGTATTTCCTGAAGCGCCACCTGAGATCTTAGCTCCGTGTGTTACGGAACCAAATGCACCAGTTGCGACTGAACCTGAAACCTTTACGTTCTTGACGATAACATGTGCATCGTAGTTTTCCATTACGCAGCCGACACGAATGAATAGAGTGTATTCAATTGTATCCTTCTTTGGTTGGAATAGACGATAAACTGTTACATCACGCTTGATACCAACAATAAAGTTCTGAGGGAAAGTTAAGTGTAGGTCACCGTGCAAACCTGAAGGGCTTGCGTATGTTCCTGCCACTGTCTCGTCCATCAATGGAACGTTAATTACTGGAATACCAAATGCGTATGGTGTTACAGATCCTGGACCGCCATCGTTAGCAGCAACATCACCACGAACAATACCTGAAGCGATATCGAATGGGTTAAATCCTGTGCTAGACATAGCAGTTAGGTTGTATAAGTAGTCTTGAACCAAGTTCGATCCTGTGAAGAAGCGAAGTTGATTGCGACGTTGCTTATACTTACGTGGGAGAGTCTTGATTGCAAGGTTAAATACTGCCTTGTCAAGTCCTGCTCCTTGTGCGTCAACTACGTGTGCATTATCCAATGCAAGTTGACGGAATCCCTTGAACGCTGAAAGCAAACCTGTGCTAGATCCTGTACCGTTGATGAGAACATCCTCGATATCGTTACCAGCCTGGGTAGCCATAAGACGTGCAATGTGATCTTCTAGATCTGGGCCTTCAACGTTGTCTTCGAGAGACTCAGATGAGAGTTCCCAATCAAGACGTAGTTTACGGGTTGTTAAAGAGACTTTGTTGAATGCAACAGCTGCGTTAGCAAACTGTGCTCCTCCAGCATTTACATAATCACGAGGATTATCTTCAGCTGCGACTGTCATAATGCGTTGTCCAACAGCAACACGATCAATTTCGGTTGTGTTTGAACGCATACGGATAGTACGTGCAGACTTTGCTAGGATTGTAGCATCCCACATGTAATCTAGGAAACGATTTGCCTGATCTGGATATAGTAAACCATTACCAGAGAGGGTCGCTGAATCTGTTGAAGCGCTAACTGCATCAGAACCAAGATTAGTTGTATCAATTACTTTTTGTAGAAGTTCATTACTCATTTTTATTTCACCACCTTATTTTTTTATAGATTATTTAGTTAAGCTTTGTACACCGAGGAAGTGTCCTTGCCATATACTTTTTTGTATTTGTGTTTCTTCTAATGACCCGTTAAGGTCGCTAGACTTCTTTACTGCAGTTGCAGATTCGAACCCGTTGAGCTTGTTATCAACATACTCAATCTTGCCGTACATGTCTGTAACTGTCTTATTTAGTGCCTCATACTTCTCAGAAAGATCTGAGATTGCCTTGGTGACTGATGCTGTGGTTTCCTCTACCATCTTTGCAATTTCACCAACTGAAGCTGTGCTATTGTCTAAATTCTTTTTGATTGACTCACCAAAGAAGGTCTTTAGGTCGCTGATCATCTTTGTAAAGTCAAGTGAATCCTCAACCTCTGAAATTGTTACAGCCTTTTCAATTGCTTCTTCTGACACAACTGCTGCTGTTTCATCAACCGCTGCCACTTCTTCTGCTGGAGCTTGTACTTCGGTAACTTCTGCTACCTCTGTTGTTGTTTTTTCTGTCATTTCATTACCTCCTTCGTTCTTTTTAATCGCACTACTTACATCAATAGGCGAAACTTTTTTGTCTTTTTTGTTTTGATCTGGATAAAGATTAATTGAAGATGAGCTGTCAACTACATTACTTGCTGCAGGAGCATCATCTTTCTTAAAATAAGAATCAATAACTTTTTCAATTGATTCAAATTTCTCTATGTCTGATTGTTCAACCCAACCAGTGTTAGTCATTGTATCTCCACACACAACACAATTTTTTGTTGTAGCAGTAGATGTTGATGCAACCTCATCAGTTTTGCACCAAAAAACATTTTCTGTAACAATACCTTCTGCCATTTTTTGAATGGAAAAAATATTTGCTAGCGGGTTAGCTGGTGAATCTACTAATGACAATTCATGCAAATCATAATTGTGAATAACTCTACGTTCTTCTTTGCCATCTTCTGATTTTTCCATTTTTGCATCATTGATGTTTCCACCAATTGAAAATCCTGTATATGTTCCATCTAAACATTTTTCCCAAGCATCTGGTGCGCCTTTTGAAATGTATGCTTCTACAAAAACTCCATTATATTTATTGCCCGATGCTGGATCAAAGAAAGAATCTTCTTTAAAGCTAAGCATCTTGCCAACTGCTGAAGGTCCGTGCATTTCACGAATATTTCCTCTAAATCTTTCAAAAGCATTTTTGCTTGCTTCTGATGTTACAATGTCTCCATGATGATCAACATTGTCTAGAGATGCGAAACCTGACACTGTTCTTTTTTCCTTATTTACTTTAGAAATAGGAAAAGCGAGTGTCATTGAAGATTCGCTATTTTGCCAATACGTTTTTTGTAGTTCCATATGTATTCTAAATAATATCAGTATTTATGATTAACTCATAATTTACAGTTAATATTATTGTTGTTTTCTTCCTTCTCCTTGAGCATTTCTTGCATCCCCCATTTTATCTGGAGCATTTAAGGTTCTCTCTTTATCTCTTGCTCTTGTGCCTTTTGCATCTGTTTTGATTTCAGCGACATCTTGAGCATTAAGGTCTAGGGGAATATCTCCGCCTTGAATTGGTGCAAGACCCTTTCTTTGACGAACTTCATTAGGAAGAACTACCTTATTTACTAGGTACGATGAATCAATTCTTGATTGAGTTTCTTCATCTGTAAGGGCTAATTCTTCAAATCTGATCTCAAATGCATCTGTAAACTCAGCCATAATCTTATTAAGTTTATACTCAAGCTCTTCTTGCATAGGGCGACATACTTGTTCTTTAAAGGTTTTATCAGCATCTTTGGCATTTGCTAAAGAAACATCTGCTGGCATGCCTATCTTAGAGATAGGTACTCTATGTGCAATAAGGATACGATCTCTATTTTCTACTGCATAATTCTTAAAAGATGAATCTTGAATTCCCGCTTCAATTGGTTCCATTTTAAACTCTACACGGCTATTTTCTCCGTCTGAGGGAAGTGGAATATAAAGCGTTCTATGATTACGACCACGTAATCCTGTTTGAAAAAATTCAAGGAGCTTGCGCTCAGAGTCAGCAGTAAGCTTTGCTCCTTTTACCGTAATGATATAACGTGGAACAGCTTTGTTTTCAAAGTAATCCAAGTTAAATCTTTGAGCAAATTCGTCTCCAGCAACTGCATTTTTTGCTGAAAGAATATCTGGAACACCATAGTATGTGTTTGAAGGTGTAAACTTTTTAAAGTGAATTACTTCATTTGGTTGTGGATCTGTTCCAATTTGATCTGGGGTTTCTATATCCCCAAAGTTTCTAAAGAATGTGTAGCGGTTATAAACAACTTGCACAAAGCCGTCGCGGTGACGACGTATACGCATTGTTGTTGCTGGAATATGACCTAAATAACCAATCTTGCCTGTTGCGGTACGACCAACTTCTAAATACGCGTTTCCAGTAGACTCTAAATCTGTGTAAACTTTTTTCATATTTTCAGTAAATGAATCATCTGAATTTAATGCTTCTAAGTAGGCTCTAAGCTCTACCTTGGCTTTTTCAATTTTTGTTCTTAGCTTGTCTAGCTTTTTAGGGTCATCAATAACATCTTGAACTTTTTGTGTCACCGCAAATGTTTCTTCAAATTTGTATCCCAAACCAATTACGTTTGCAACTTTAGCATTAACTGCTGAGTGGTGATATGGAGACACATCATAAAGTTGTGATAAATAAAGCATGTTATATGGAGGCTGAACAATTTGAAATAATGAGTATCCAGTTAAATCAAGTGGGTCAAGCTTTTTAGATTTGGCATCTTGTTGACCAGTAAATGATTTTTCAAGTCTTGCTGCATGTCTACGTAAGTTAGGGCTTAATCCTTCTGATTTTCGGATATCCCCCCATTTTTGAGAAAATGGATCTTCAAATGCTTCTGTTGAAGAATTACCCATACCAAAATCCACATTGGATTTTACAAGGATTTCGTTGCTTTCATCATCATCATTTATTACTGTTACATTGTGATCCATATTAACCTAGCTCCATTTCACGCATTTCTTTTACATACTCCATCATTGCTGGAAGATCCTGTGGGTCTGGAACTAAACCCAGCTCCATTCTTGATCTTTGTTCTACTAATTCGTCATCAGTTACTGGACGGTGACCTGAAAAAAATATTGGTTTTCCTTCATCTAATCCGTAGCCTTTGGCTGCATCTTTAAGTTTTTTAATCTGACGAACATCACCTTTTAAAGATGCAATACTTAAATATCCACCCTCATCATCCATGACTAAGGTCTCGTCTGGCATTTGCCACATATACATTCCCCAATTAACTTCGTCTACTGGAGTAACTCTCATATTGCTCATATTAATATAATACCATTCTGTCAGGTTAAAGCGTAAAAATTGAACACTGGCGTGCCAAATTGCACCATATTTTTAAAAATAATAACCAATTTATTGTTTTTAAGCTATTTTTGATGATCTTTAAACTTGTTTCCCCAAGCATCTTCACCTTTAAAATATCTTCTTCCTGCTTGATGATTTTTGGTAAGATCTTCTCCAGATCTTTGTCTTCCAAATTCATTACCCGTCTCGTGCTCTATGTCTATCAAACTTTCTGGAAAAAGCTCATCTGCATATTTAATATGAAATTGATCTGCAAAATACCTTTCTATTGGCATAAAAGCACCTATTGGCTCTCCCGCCTTAAAACTAATCCATTCGTTTGGCTTTGTAATTTTAAGGTTAAATGTAAAATCTCTTCTTAAATTATCCGTTTCTACAACACCAATCATATGCGTAACCCCATCTTTTAAAAAATTTGGTGGCTGTATTGTCATTAAATTTATTCCTAAAGGGGTTCTAAAATGAAAAAAGTTTTGAACAGTCAATATTCCGCTTCCAAAATTTGTTACATATGTTTGCAAATTATCTTTTTGTATATCTTCTACTTTTACTTCTAGGTCGTTGACAGAATTACCGCCGTTCCAATATACAGAAAAATTAAATTGTGCTTTAATTATAAACCCATATGTGTTTCCTATTAACAAAGGCAAACAATAATAAAAATGATCAGTAAACCAATCCCTTTTTTTATGTTTTGATAAAGACTCAAGTAAATCAGAAATTTTTTCTTTTTTTGCAAATTTGTTTGGTATTACTAAAAGTGTTTTATCTGGTATTAAATTATTTTTATCATTAATCTTCATTTTCCACTAAAATTCCTCTTAAAGGATCTGTTGTCCAAAATGATGCAATTGTGTATCTTCTTCCGTTATCTACTTTTGTTACACCATGCATGTACTCTTTGGTCCCAGGGAATGTCACTAGTGTCCTTGGAGTTGGTTTTGAATCTACATTTAATTCAGGGAAATATGTAACTCCGCCATCAAACTCATCGTTTAAATAAACAATAGAAGCATGTTCTCTCCAAGGATATGGGTGTGGTGAGCCATCTGGGTTTTCAGAATCAGCATGTGGGTGCTGTTCGTTTCCTGGTAACCACCTTACAATTTGTAATGTGTCTGAATATAAAGATACATTTAAATTTCTTATATTTATAATATGATCTCTAATTTTATTTCTTATTCCAATAAGTATTTCCAGGCACTCTATATCTTTGTCTGTACCAAACATTCCTTTAAATGCAAGAAGGTTTGCATGAACATATCTTCCGTGCCAAGATGGGTGTGGGTCTGATTTGTCCCATTTATCATTTTCTTCTAGGTATTTTATGTATTCTATTAAAAATTTATGATCTTCTTCAGATATAAAGTTTTCTACTTTTGAAATCATTTTACCATTTTCCTATAGGGCAACTAGTATTTTGCAATTTTGTTTTTGTTGGCATAAAACATCCACAATTTTTGCATTGTTTTGTAATTTTAACAAAATCTGGACATGTTTTACAAATAGTATATCTTTTTAAAGTTTCTTCTTCTGAAGCCCACTCGGTACTTGGCTTTAATATATCATAAAATTGAGACTCCCCTTTAGCTTTACTTTCTTTATAAAGTTGCCACGGTGTTTTTTTTTCTTCCATTAAACTAGCCTTTCAGTTATAATTATTTCTGGATCCGAGCTTAACATAGCTATTCTTTCTGCATGTTTTCCTTCGGCGGGCTCATAACTTGCCATACCAGTAAATTTATTATCTTTATCAATAAAAGCAAATTTTGGAAAATTTAACCAATTTTTTTCTATTTTAAATAATGGTATTTTTTCATTAATTACAGAAAAAAAAGTTCCATTCCAAAAACTTCCAATTTGAGGAATTTCTGAATAATCTGTTATATCTATAACTTTTACAGCAGGAATTATCATGTTATAAAAATTTTTTATAGAATCACTTAATGGCAATTTTGTTTCACTATCTATTTTGATATCCATCCAATGAACTTCGTCGTCGCCTAACTTAAGAGTAATTACTTTAGATAACATTTAAACCTTCCTTTCATTTATTATAGCATTCTTAGTGAGTTTAAATCAAGTCCCTGTGCAGCCAATAAACTTATTACAATTATCATAAACACAGCAACAACCTGAAGCACCGCAACCTGGTGATCCGCATGGGCAACATGCGCAACATGAAGCAAAATGAGTATTGCCATTGAATGTGCACCCACCGCCACTGCTAGGTGGGGGTGGAGGGGGTGGAGGGGGAGGAGGAGGAGGGGGTGGGGGTGTTCCAGGAGGGGGTGGAGGGGGTGTTCCAGGAACACAAGTACCCCAAACTGGTAATAATGGTGATGATCCGTTATAAATCTGTATATTAACGCATTGACCAGTGAATCCTGAAAGATTAAATGTAACAGAATTACTACTTTGGCTATAACTAATAGAAGTTGAATCATTAACTATAACATTTGTGATTGTTTCAATGAATGTTCCGCTTACTGTAGCAGAAGTTGTGCTGTTTGCTATTAAGTTTCCAATAGATGATTGTTGTACAGGAGCAGGTGGTGGGGGTGGTGGTGGGGGAGGTGGAGGAGTTCCGCCACCGCCAGGGGGTGGTGGAGGTGGAGGAGTTCCGCCACCGCCAGGGGGTGGTGGAGGAGGGGGAGGTGGGGTGGCAACATATTGATAATAACCATAGTTAATTGATGTTCCACCGCTTACCGATGCTCCAGCTGTAATAGATTGAGATATAACAACTTGATCTTGAGAAGATGTTGCTGTATTTGTTGCTGTTCCAGTTCCCAAAAATAAACCAACAGTTGTTAAATTTATTTGTGCTTGAGAAACAGTAAGTCCTAAAATACTTGGAACAGTTGCTGTTGCTGGTGTATAAACTATTAAATTTAAATTTACTATTTGAGCAACATTATATGATCCAGGCAGGGGTGTTTGAGAATTTACATAACCACCAGAATAAGTTGAATATGATTGACTTGAAGAACTTGTGGAACTTTGAGTAAAAGATATTCCACTATTTATTAAAATTGTTCTTGCATCAGAATAACTTAGTCCTGTTAAATCTGGAACAGTATATGTTATTCCAGAAGAAAGCGTTAAAACCGTTTGTGATGAGGCAATTATTTGATTTTGTAAATTATATCCATAAATATTTACGGTAACAAGTCCTGTTGTTGATACAGTTATTGCTGTTGGATTATTTGCATTAACAAAAGTTTGTACAATACCCGCCGAATCTATGGTTTTTACAGTATATGAAGTTACATTATCTATTGATGACCATGATACCTTTAATGATAATGTAGATGTTTGAACGGCATTTGGTGTTAAAGATTGTTGAAAAGTTCCAGTTGGTGATATTGGCAAATAAGTATTTGTTGGAAAATAAACATCAGAAACGGCATTAACTTTATTTGTTACAATATTTGCTGGCTTATTTAAGCTAACATTAAAGCTATTTATAATAGAAAATTCTGTAAAATTTAAATAAGATAATACTTTACCAACATTTGAATTTGCAATATTTGTAGTATTAAAAAATGGAATTGATTCATTTAATGAAGCTGCTATTTTTAAATAAACTATTGCTTCATCTAAAATAGAAGAAAACTTAATTCTTGTTGATGTGCCATTGCCTAAAACATATTGATATTGATTAAAATTTTGTACTGCGTTTTTTAATGTATTACTATAATTTGGTGATGTAATTACTATTTGTGAATCGCCTGAATTACCTTGAGATGGTGGCAATAAGTTTGACTCTTCTGCCATTTTATCCCGCCGTTACGCCATTAATAATCACATTTATAGAATTTGGTACATTTGCAACAGCATATATTTTTTCTCCAGTGCCGACAACTAGTGAATGTGTAAAAGAAACTGTTGAGTTTGCTGGTAAGGAATAATCTCCATAAAGTTTATTAGAATTATCTCCTACTTGGCTTCCCGCTGGAACTAAATACATAGAAAAAGAAAGTAAACCACCAGTAAAATTTGTTAAAATAATTTGTTTTATAATAGAGGGTTGTGTAAATGTAAATAAATTAGTTGGAACAGAGGGAATTGAAACTGGCCCAGCAAATCTGTATGGTGAATATGCCATTTTTTCTCCCTATTAAGTAATTGACCATTTTGATAATAAGTCACGTTCAATTTGTAAAATTTCATATGCTGTTAGAACACGATTATAGATTAAAAGTTCTCCTAGGTCAAACTGTCCGTATGTGGTCAAATAGCGACCAAGTGTTTCTCCAGACATGCCTGTAAGTGATCCATTTGAGGCTCCTAAGCCCACTATTGAGCCATTTCTTCTAATAACACGAGAGTTATCCACATTGCTATATGTAAAGCCGTATAGCTCTGGTTGTCCCGCTGGTTTTACTGGAACTACAGCATTAATATCATCTGATCCAAATACTTCTTTATATGTATTTGTTGCAAGATATCCTAATCCTAAATTATTTCTTGTTCCCGCACCTTGTCCACCAATTACAAATTGATTTGTAGCTCCTGCAGTTTTAGTTGCTACATAAAAAATTGTAAATGAAGATGAATTAAGCCATGAAAGAGTTGGATCGGAAAAGTTTAAAAATGATGTTGTTCCGTTAAATCTAATTGCTGGCAAAGAGTTGATTGCATTTGAAACAAACAATGGCTTATTAGCATCTGTTGCTTGAGTAAAGTGTCTTAAATTAATAGTTCTATCTTTCCATTGTGAAACTAAGTTAGATCCATTTACAACAATTGTAGAAATTGCATCTGCAGCAACCCAAGTTTGTAAACCTATTTGAGTATAACGATTTCTTTTAAAAATTGATCTTTGATTACTCAGCATCTTTTTCCGCCTTTAATTTATTAAATTCTTTAATTGCAGATTTATATGAAGCAATTTCTTCTTTTGTCATATCAACAACTTCTACACAATATACTTTTGCATCTTTAATATAAGGGTCGCAATATACAATATGTTGTTTTGTTTCATCATGCTCAAGTTCTTGAATTACCGTTTCAAGCCCCTGCTCTTTTGCCCAATCTTCATTTGGCCCAGCAAGCGGAAATGCTACATTGGGAAAGATTTCCTCAAGTTTTCCGAATTTATCTACTTTGGCATCTTTAATAGTTGCGTAGTACATGTAATTATCCGTTCGACCATGCGTCTGGGGATACAATAATTGGATAATTTGTAGAAGTTGATGCAGTATCAAACATCCATGCTGATTGTGAGTAGTTAACTATACCAATATCTTGACCATTTGAGATAGTATTTCCATCTGGTCTTAAACCATTATAAAAAGCTCCACCTAAATCAACCATATAAACTGCACAACCTGTAGCACCGTCAGAATTTTGATTTTGAAGTCTGCAAAGGAACTTGTCTTGTCTTACTGGAACAAGCTGAAGTGGCCCTGATGAGGTGGCATATTGTCCTGTGTAATAGTTACGAGGATCTGCTGTATTGCTAAAGATTACATTCATTCCTGCACAATAATAGTAGTATTGATTATAAGATGCTATCCATTGATTATCCCAGGTTATATTTGAACGCATACTGTAGTAATTTGCATCTTGATCCATACCGTAAGATGTTGTACAAGCAACTGAAGCAAGTGTTGCGCTTATGGTTCCTGATGTTGTAGTAGGTGTTGGTAAAAATGTAGCATAATTTGTTTGATTTGAAGGTACATATCTTGAAAGACCAATGTAGTTATTATCTCCCACTGTCAAACGCATACGATATCTTGATTCATTCCATGATGTTGAACCTGATGATGTCCATGTAAAATCATTATAAAAATATCCAAGACCAATTGCATATGATGCTGGAGTTCCAGCAGTTTTTGCTTCAGACATAAATAAATGAAGTCTGCCTGTTTCCATATCTTTATCTTGAAGAGAGCGTCCTGCATTTGTATTGCGCCATACGTGAATTCTATAGTTATTTGATCCATCCTTTGATTCAAGGACTACAAGTGTACGAGTTCTGTCATTATAACCAATTTGGCCATATCCTTGTCCGCCAGTCCATGTTGAATAAGTTGAGCTATTAATTCCAAGGTACTCAGTTAATTGTTGTGCTCCTCTTGAAGCCCAGCCAACTGTTTGATTATTAAAATAAATTGAGTTTTTCATTCTTACGCCAATTGCGTTAACAACTGTTCCATAATATGGATAAGTATTAATTACATAGTTACGAGCTTTAGCAAATCCGTTATCGTAAGAACCATTTTCCCCGCCTGGAATTTCTAAGTAGTAGTGACCGTCTTGTTGTTGAGAAAGAGATGTAGAACCAACCCAATATGATGTCAAAGTTTCTGAAGTTCTATATGAGTTTGTATACAATTCGCCTGCCCAGTATTGTCCAAGCTCGGTGCTTGTATTAAACATACCTCCACCAATTGGTTGAAAATCAGAGTCATATGTTGTATATCCTGGGTTGTTTCCTTGATTTGAATAAACAGACCAAGTTGGAAGAGGCTCAGAATTTGGTAAATTGTTGATTGATGTATTTAATGTATTTATTGATGTAATAGAAGTATTTAAACCAGTTGATATGGCTGAAGCGCCTAGTATGGCAAGTATTGCAGTATTAGTATTTATTGCTGCATTCATGTTATTTTGAACTGTTGTATCAAAACCAGGTAAAACTAATTGTGTAACACTTGTACTAATTGCCATTTATTTAATCTCCTAAATATTTAGATCTGAAAAAGCGTATGATCCGTAGATTGTTGTTCCATTATTTCTTGTGTAAAAATTTAATACTGTTGTGTTAAGTGAAAGAACTGGTGGAGTATTTGAAGCTCCTCCGCCGTCAAAAACAACTGCTGCTGGATAAGTAATTGTGTAACTACCACCACCCTTAATTTCTACTTGCCAAAATTGTGCTGTGTTTGCTGTGGCAGCAATATTAGTAAAAGATAGAGCAATATTGCCTGCTGCTGTTACTGAAAAAACATTTGATGTTGAAAGGTCACAAACTGCTGTACCTGAAGATTTTGTACCTAGCGCTGTGTAAACTGAAGGAATATTAAAATAAGCATATCCTTGACCATTAATTGGTGCTTGAAGATATGTGTAAGTCCAGAGTGCTGGTACTACGTTTGCTGGGGTTTGTGTAATTGGCATTAGTTATCACCTGGAACATAATGCCCATCTTCGTTTAAAACTGACAAAGCTGCTAAATCAACTGATGCTGGGTTTCCTTCATGATCAACGTGCTCTTTAGCAATTTTGGTTGCTGTCTCATGATCAATCTTACGAACTTCATCGTCCGATACTCCATTATAAAGATCTACGACCTTGCCATCTTTTAATGTAAGTCTGTGTAAAAGTGTTGTCTCAATAGGAGACTCATATTGACCATGTGGATCAATTTGGGGTGCTGCCCCTTCAAATGCGAAACTAAGTTTCATTATACGTTTACCCTCCAATGTGGCATCGGCATTAAGAATGGATAATTAGTACTTGTGTAATAATTATCAAACATGCCTTGATGCGCCTTTTCTGTTATGTTAATTGTACCACCGTTTGATATAGTTCCAGAAGTAACTCTACCATTTAATCTAGCACCTTCGCAATCAATTGGACCATATATTGTTGTACCTATGTTATCATTAGAATTGGACTGTGCTAAACTAATTAAAAATTTATTAGACTTAAAAGGAACAATTTGTACTCCACCTTGGCTTGTTTGATAATTTCCAAGGTAATAATTTCTTGGATCGCGGGTATCAATAAAGTGAATATTAATTCCAGAACCATAATAGTAATAATGGTTGTATGCTGCTACCCAGTAGTTGTCCCATGTAATTTGATATTTTTGCATATGGTATCTTGAACCTTGTTCATATCCATATGAAGTTGTATTACCCATTGAGTTAAAAGTTGTATTGAGTGTTTGTGAAGACAAAACATATGTTGCGTAATATGAGCCATTTGATGGAACGCTACGACGCAAACCAATAATATTATTGTCTCCTGGAACTACAGTCATTCTATATTGTGATTCAGCATATGAGTTAGAGCCATTTGCTAGCCATTGGAAATCATAATATGCATATGATGCTGCTCCGCCTGTTGTTAATCCCGCTTTAGCTTCTTGAAGGAATAATTTAAGAGTTCCTGTGCGATAATTTGAATCATTTAATGATCTATTTGTTCCAGTATTCTTCCATACGTGCATGCGATAGTTATTAGATCCATCTTTTGCTTCAAGAACAACAAGAGTTTTTGTGCGATCATTATAGCCAGACATTCCATAAGAAGTTCCGCCATACCATGTAGCATATGCTGTGTTGTTTAATGAAAATTGCTCAAAATAAAAATTTCCACCGCGCATATAAATTCCTATATTGGCGTTTTGTTGCCATAAAGAAAACTTTTGACGAATACCAGTTTGTGAAATAACTGTTCCAAAGAACGGCATAGTGTTTGGAGCAAGACCATCTGGATTTACTCCTACGTGTGTGTATTGGCCTTGGTGAAGTCTTGTTCCTGAATGGCCATTTGCATCACTCATATTTGTCATGGCCCACCAATAAGATGTCCAAGATTCTGAAGTTCTATATGTGTTTGTATAGTTAGTGCCAGTCCAGTCTGCATAAATTTCTGAGTTAGTATCTGGCAAAGTATTACCAATTTTTTTCATGTCGCTATTATAAATAGTTCCACGAGGTACATTATTTACATTAGACCAAATT